TATCTGATTTAGAATCAACTATTCAGACCCTCCAAACTGAAATAGAAGAATTAAAAAATAAATAGAACTTAAAAATAGATTTGTTGAATTTATATTTAATAAATCTATTTTTTTATTTGCTAAATTATATGATTGTGAGGTCAATATGAGATCATTAAAATTCCCAAAAATGTTTAATACAAATAGCACAAATGTCTGGAAATCTTCAGAATATTTAGATGCTACAAAACAAAATACAATGCTCTTACTTCATACCACAAGAGGTGAACTTTTTGGAGACCCTTACTTTGGATTAATGATTAAAAGATATTTATTTGACCAAAATAATTATGTTCTCAGAGATGCAATTATTGATACAATTTATACTCAACTTGCAATTTTTATCCCACAAGTTAATATAAAAAGAAGTGATATTGAGATAGTTCAAGATAAAGAAAAAGGAAAATTATATTGTAATTTCTCAGGAATTTCTCAAGTAGATTATACATTTAATACTTTTAGTTTAGTATTATTTAATGACCAAGACTAAAGGAGTAGTTTATGATAACAAATTTAGAAAATACTGCCGTTCAATTAAGTGCAACTAAAAAAGATTTCTATCAAATTTGGAATGAAATTTTAGAATTAGCTGGAAAAATTAGTGAAAGATGGGACCCAACTTCTACAAATGAAAGTGACCCTGGTATTGTTTTGCTTAAAGTTTTAACAGCAGTTGCTGATAAATTAAATTATACTGTTGATGCAAATATTTTAGAAGCATTTATGCCTTCAGCAGCTCAAGAAGAGTCAATGAGAAAACTTACTGAAATGCTTGGCTATAATATGAAATATTATCAGTCTGCTACTACAAAAGTAAAGATTACCTATAATGCAAGTGGAAATGACCCAATTGACACCAATGTTGTTATTGACCGATTTACAAATCTTAAAGACAGAGATGACACAATTAACTATGTTACTTTAAGTCCAATCTCATTAAATATTGGTAAAACTTCTGCTGAAGTAGAATGTATTGAAGGTGAACTTGTTGAATGCGAAACTGATGATGATAATATTATTTCTATTTTACAATTAGATGATAATAATAGATATTTCTTACCTGAAACCCAGGTTGCTGAAAATGGTATCTTTGTTACTAACGTTTCAGACGATCAAGAAGGAAATGACTGGACTTTAGTAGACAATTTAAATACTCAAAATGTTGGGACTAAATGTTTTAAGTTTGGTTTTGACTCAAGAGAAGGTTTACCATACATTCAATTCCCAGAAGATATTGCTACTATTATTGAAGATGGTTTAAAAATTAAATATATTAGAACTAATGGCATTAATGGTAATATTTCTCTTAATACTCTTGTTAGAATGGAAGACCCAAAGAACTGAGGAGATGTTACCAGTAATACTGATACTAATGACCAGAATACAAAAGGTTATTATAATGTAGACAATTATACAGTTTCTAATCTTTTTGCTGCAAATAATGGCAGAGACAAAGAAAGCTTAAATGATGCTTATAATAATTATAAAAAGACAATTGGAACATTTGATACTTTAGTCACTTGTAGAGACTACATGAATAAAATATATCAAATGACTTTTGAAGGTGCTGACACTACTAATTTAGTTTCGAATGTTATTGTTTCTGATATTAGAGATGATATTAATAAAGCATTTACTTTATGCACATTTAATGAACATGGAATTGCTTATGTTAATAAAGCAAAACACATAGATTTAAAAGATGCTGAACTTATAACAGCTGGAGAATATGATGCACTTACACCACCAGAATTACAATATGCTTTTGAACACAATATTATTTATAAGGTAGTTGAAGATACTGATATTTCTAAATTTAAATTTTTTGCAAAAATTATTTGGAATGGGCTAGATTTTGAACCTATTGAAATAAATACTAATGAAATTACTCACTTTGATTTAATATTATATCCATTTAAAAATGTTTATGGCTTAAATTCTAAAGCAGAATATACAAAATCATTTAAGTATGATAATTCAAATTTAGTTGAAATTAAACAAGAGCTTGAAAAGAATAAAACAATGTCCCACAATTTTGTTGCCCCAGATGGCAATGAACTTGCTTGTATTAAAAACTATTTAAAACTTAATGCAAAAATTACTACAGTTAAAAAAGTAAATGCTATTGAGCAAGCAAGTATTTTAACTAATGTTTTCTCAAGCCTATATGCTAACTTTAATATGAGAAAAGTTGACTTTGGTGAAGAAATTCCTTATGATTCAATTCTTTCAGTTATGGAAAATGCTGACTCAAGAATTAAAAATGTTAGCTTAGAAGAACCAACACTCCTTACTAAATTCTGTACAGTTGGTGGTTCAGAATATACTACATCTACTAAAATCACCTCAGAAGACCCAGATTTTTTAGGTCAAGCTGGTGACCAATATTTTAATCAATTAGTATTAAATAATGTTTTAGCTGGAAGAATTCCATTGTTTAAATATAATGAAGATTTTAAACCGGAGTATACTGAAAGTAAGTATGGTGCAGGAACAGACCCAGAGTCTGGCATTCCTACAGATTATGATTTAGTATACCCAACAAGTAAAGAACATTGTATTTATAAACTTAAACCAGAATTTGAAATAAATGATGGCACCAAAGATTATAAATTACAAGAAAATGAAGTAGTTCAATTTAGACTTCCAAACTTAAAAACAGAAACTACCTATCCAGCTTATGTTAACTACTATATTCATTTAAATACGACAGATGATCGTGATGTGCCAATAGTTCCAGCTATAATGCAGAATTTAGAAACATTTATTTTAAAAAATAATATTCCAGCAAATGAAAGTGAAGAACCTTCGGCTGCTGCCGCATGGAATAACCTATTAAATACTAGTGCTGGTGGAATTGGTACTAGTATACTAGATGCAGAACAGAACGTAACTGCAGATAATTTTTCAAAACTTTTAGAAGCTAAAAGAGCTTTATATTATTTAGATAATACTACTTATAAATATACTTCAACATTTGTTTCTGGTCATTCAACATACTATTTCCCAACTGTAAAAGAGACTAACTTTGGCTTATGGGCGAACTGGATTAAAGCCATGGTTCCAAACATAAAAACAGACGATGGCTCTGATTCAGACTCAGATGACGATATCACTATAAATAATCATTATGATATATGGGCTAAGATTGGTGGTATATATATCCAAAAAGGTCAGGATATTAATGCTAACTGTGGTAAACTTGTGGATATTAATCATATTAAATATAAACAAGTTTCTAAATATTATAATACTGCATCTCCACTTACATATTATTATGTGCCAGTTACTTTTGAAGATAATAACTTAGATGATGATAACTTAGAAGATCGTCATACTAAAGATGGCTTAGGCCAAAATGGTAAATACTCCGGCATTCCAGCTAAGAGTGAATATTGTTTACAACCTCATGAATATTTATTAATTAACTATACTAGCTCAAAAACAGTTGATGATGAAGAAACTAAAACAATTATTAACAAATGTTATAGAGCTGGAACAATTATCAAACCTAACTTTGAGTTAATTGACAGTGAAAGCTATAGAGATTCCCATAGTTATTCTAAAACAAGTGGCTATGATTTTTCAGAATTTTTAGATGAAGATGTTCAACAGCCTGAAGGTATGTTCTCTTTAGGAGTTAATGAACAAATTGAAGTTAGAGATTTTGCTAGAGTTTATTTAGATGAAATGAGCTCTAATATTTATTGGGAACTCCAAGATGAAGTACCAAACTCTATTGGTAGAGTTGACTTTAAATGAGATGAGGACCCTGTAGATGAAGATGGTAATCCTACAACTGAAGCTCTTGCATATAAATTTTTATCTCATACTTTAAAAGAGGGTGAATATTTCTATTATACAAATAAAGATAAAACAGATATTGCCTATTATGGTGCTGGAACAAAGATTACTCAATCTTTTGATACGCCTCTTATTTTTAAGTATATTAAAGATACTACTGTTTCAACAGATGAAATTATGACATATGGATTAAGTG